CTGCTCGTTTTTCTTTAAATTCGTCGATTTGAGATAAAATTTCTGATAGTTTTTGCTGCTCTTGCGCCACTTTAGTCTGGTAAAGCGCGGCGTCCATTTTATACGCTTCATTTGCGGCCTCTTGCGCACTTTGCGCCCATTCTTCTACCTCGCGCGCCAAGTCAGCTAGCCTTTTTTCTTTTTCGGACTCAATCAATCTATCGAGTTCTTCTTCTCGAATCTCTTTAAGAGACGCATTAAAACTCTTTTTCTGTTCTATCTCTCTATTTAATTGTACTAAATTAAATTGTGCATCTCTGGCGCCTTGTTCGCTTTTTCTACGTTCGCCCTCTAACCTAGCACGTTCTTGCTCAAAAGATACTTCTAATTCTTTTTGACGGCGCGCCCAGTTAGCTTCTAATATCTTTTTTTGCTCTTCTTGAAATTCTTCACTATTTTTATTATATTTATTTTTATTATATATTATATATATAATTCCTATAAAAATTAATAATCCTTCTATTATTATTATATATAACATTATATTATCTCCTCCTCTATCTAAATATATTATACCAAATTTATTAATAAATTGCAAACTCTTAAAAATTTGCTTTTATTTTTTATTTTATATATAATATATTTAGACAAAGGAGAGAAAATATGAAAAATTTTATTGATGGAATTGATTTTCACAATCTAGAAGCTCAAAAATACTGGTCGCCAACTGCTTCATGGTCACCCGAACGAAAAAAACAAGAAGTTCAAAACATGATTTTTAGTGATGACTATGTTGGCGCTAGAAAGATGGATGGTGCCTTTTATAAGTTTGTAAAAGATGAAGACGGTAATATGGAATTGCTTGGGCGCAGCAAGAGTGTTTCCGGAGATTATCTTAATAAAATTGAATGGGTACCGCAACTACACTCTTTCTTTAAAGAACTCCCGAATGGTACTTGTCTCTTGGGAGAAATTTATTTTCCCGACAATGAGGGGTCTAACCATGTAACCACAATAATGGGATGCCTTAAAGACAAGGCTCTCGCGCGGCAGAAGGATAATCCTCTTCATTATTATATCTTTGATATTCTTGCATATGAAGGTAAGTCCTATCTGAAGATGCCCATTGAGGACCGAGTAGAAGAACTTAAAAAGTGCTGGAGAGCCTATGGTGAGTCTACTCATGAATGGGCAGAATATTTCGAGGGTAAGCAGCTTTGGGATAAACTTCAGACGATTCTCGCAAATGGTGGCGAAGGTATTGTTATTACCAAAAAGGGAACCTGCTACCAGCCTGGCAAACGCCCCGCGCGCCAAACGTGTAAAGTAAAGAAGGAACTTCAAGAGACCATTGATGTAGTTGTTGTGGACATAAATCAACCCACCCGCATTTATACAGGAAAAGACATCACAACTTGGAAATATTGGGAGAACGTTCGAACAGGTGAAAAAGTCTTTGGAGACTTCTATAAGCAATATAGCGATGGTGAAGCAATTGAACCCGTTACAAAAACCTATTGGAATGGCTGGGCTGGAAGTTTAGTAATTGGACTTCGAAAAGATAATAAGATTATTCCTATTGGCTCTCTTAGCGGTTTAACAGAAGAAGTCCTTTCTAATTGGAAAGAGTACATTGGAAAAGTCGCGGAAATCACTGGAATGGAGATAATGGAGACTGGTGGTATTAGGCATCCAAAATTTGTTCGCTGGAGAGATGATTTGACGGCCAAAGATACCGATTGGTATAGGTGGTTTGGAGAAAAAGAATAAAATTGGATAGAGGTTTGCTTTGTCAAAAGGAGAAGAACGAATTTCTAAAATTTTAACTGACGCTGGGATCCTTTTTGAGCGAGAAAAAAGCTTTACAGATGAAAAACGTACAAAAAAGTACCGCTTCGATTTTTTCCTACCAGTCTATAACATTTGTATAGAATTCCAGGGTCGGCAGCATATGGTTTTTACTCCAGTCTTCCATAAAACCAGATCCGACTTTTTGAAGAGCCAAGAACGGGACAGAACCAAAATTTCATATTGTTTAGCTCATAATATAAAATTATATTGTATTCCTTATTGGGAATTAGATAATTTAAAAACTGTCGAAGATATATTAAACGATAAATTTCTAGCGCGGACTAAATTCCACAACGATATTGTCTTTAGACAACAAAATTTTAAAACCTAGGCCTTATAACTTCACTTATTCATGAAAGAATAGTGGAGGCCTGATAATGGAAATAATAAAAAATATAGCTGCCATTATTGGATGCATTTTGTCTTTAATATCACTAATCACAATTTGTTCTAAGGGCGGCCGCGCAGCAATAAAAAAATTCTTCTCTAGTAATACAAAAGACCTTGTTGAGGAAAATGAAAAACAAGCTAATGATATTCATGATATTAAAGAATCATTAAAGACTTTAAACGAAGATTTTGGTAGTGTTCGAGATGTCTTAGAGCAGCAATGTCGTAATACCATTAAAAATATATACTATAAATACCAGCATGATAAAAAAATCCCTCTTTATGAAAGAAAAACAGTAGATAAAACTTGGGATATTTATCATAATAGATTTCATCAAAATTCCTATGTTGGATTACTTTATGATGAAATTTGTAAATGGGAAATAGATGTTCTTTCTTATCAAAACTTAGAAGATGAAGATTAAGTTAAAAGCCAGCATTAAGCTGGCTTTTCTTTTAACCTATAAAGTGTATTTGTCCGAAAAAATCTATTTGTAAAGGTTTACTGCTCATGTGTAAGCCTTCTTTTTTTATAAAATTTAAGGCTGTAATAGCTAAATCTCGTAAAGAGGAATTATTATCAATAACAATGTCATAGTTATAGTTTAATACACCTGCATCAGATTTATTGGAGGGCTTTGCTTCTTCAGCGTCGGCCCGACGAATTAAGATGGACTTTGCATCTAATTGCTTACAGAGCCGCGCGATCTCGGCCGGCTCCCTACAATCAACAAAAATGGCCCAACTATTCCAATCAATACTCCAAGAACTATAGTCCCAAGTATATTCTTTTACTATTCGACAAATTTGCTTGTTTGGAATATCATTAAAATCTGCGAGGAGTTGCTTGAGATCAGAAAGAAACTTTCGACTTTCAGGGGTCTTTTCACCGTCCCATCCACTTTTCTTTGCAATATCCTTAACAAAATCAATAGTAGAAATATTTTTACAATAGAAATCTCCCATCATTTTCTTTACATAGTTTTCAAAAGTTGTTTTACCGCTACCCGGCGCGCCATTAACGATATATACGCTCATCCTTTTTCTCCTTTATTATACGTTCATTCAACCAATCGGGGAATCTTTGTTTAAAGAAAATTAAGGTATTGTCGTTTGTTAGTATACAAGCTTTTAACGATGATGCAATAGCTTTCCAAAATTTGTCGGTGTCAATTGCCTCTTGGATTTTTTCATTCTCTTTTAGTTTGGATAAGTAAGAATCTGCTAGATCTGTGTTGAGATTATAATGTATGGCGCGCATCTCATGGCTATATATATTCGCTAAAGTTGCGGCAAGTAGGCTTGGCTCAATTACATCCCTTAGTTCCAAGATTTTCAACATACCCTCAACCTGGCCATAGATATACATTTCCCAACTTTTGAAGAAGAATTTAGACTGGTTGATGCCTTCCGTGCGAGTTAAGGAATTTGGGTTCTGACGCCAAAGATAAACGACTTCATTAACTGTATACTTCTTTTTGGTACAGTTATGTGCTACTAAATTGAAATAAGAATCTTCGTTGTATCGAAGTCCTTTTATAAAACGAATATTATTGTCACGAAGATATTTTGCGTTGTAGATCTTTCCATGCGTCCACGTGCAAGGAACGGAATCAGCATACATTACAATACCAGGACTATGCGCTTGTTCTGAAATAAAGTTGCCCGCAACCAGGTCTGCATTATTGGTCTGCGCCTCTCTAGATAGGATCTCAACTGCGCGCGGCATCATAATATCATCTGCATCGAGGAACATAAAATACGTGCTCATCGTGTCTTTGTCCATTCCATACTGGCGCGCCATGCCAGGGCCGCCATTTTCCGGAGTTTTAAGCAGACGAATTTTCAGACCTCTTTTTGTATATTCTTTTATAATATCGCTATAATCTTCACCATCATAATCTTGCACAATTGTTGTAATGAACATTTTTTTTGTTTGGCACACTAACGAATCCAATGCTTGCGGCAGTAGGTCGCGCGCCCTGTACGTAGGTATAATTACATCAATCATTTTATTAGATCTCCTTGGTTTTCCAAACACATAATTCTTTTGCTTGTACTGCCATTTTGTCTACATAATTATTATAATAACTATGTAAGGACTCATCAGTTGCATGACCTTTTACTTTTTCAAAACTAAAGTTAGGATTTTCAAAGTATGGAATAAGTTGTTTCCAAAATTTTTTATTAGCGACAGGCTTATTTGATGAGGTTAACCATCCATTTTGAACCCATTTTTTATACCATTTTTCTTTATAGCAATTAATACAATAACTACTATCACTATAAATGGTATGCTTACCTCCTATCTCTTCAGCGGCCTGGCATCCGTTTATAATTGCAAGTAGTTCACAAATATTATTTGTGGCATTAAGATAGTATCCCATTCCTTTACAAATAATATTGTCTTCATTATCAACTAAAATGTACG